TTTGTTCCTTTCAACAAATTTTGACCATTGCTAGCATTTTTTGCCACCTCAACCTGAAATAGCTGACTAGTCATAGCCATGCGAGCAACATTGTCTGCGATACTATTGTTAGTATTCCCCAGAATTCGCTCGTAAAGCAGACTGGTTTCCTTCACACGCTGGAAGTCAGTTTGATTAGCTTTGCTAGAAAGCAGTGAAGTGATGTGTGCGAATCGGCCATCTACTGCGTTTCTGTAGGTCGCAATCTGAGTTGCAATCGAGCCATTTTGTGGATTCGTGATAGCTTCGAACTTGCGTTCAATAGCTCTCACATCTTCCTGATGACTCGCTTTGCCTACATAGTCCCTTGTGACTAGCTCACGGACTGCTGTCGCTTGTCGTGCACTCTCTTCTCGAGTGTATCTTCTCAACGCTTCTTGTCGCTGGCCGTCTTGACCAACATAGCTCTCGACTGCTGCTATCTTAGTAGATAGACCTTCAGCCGTCTTCTTGAACTCAATTTTAGCGACTAAAAGTTCAGCTTCTTCATCTTCTAGAGCTGGTGAATAGTCTGTCGCCACACTACCGATTTCAACCTTGATTCCTGTAACCCACGCTGTACCACTTGTAGCACCTTCAAGATTGAATCTCAATGATGTTTTTAATTGGTCAAAATTTTGGTTCTCAGAGTAATCATAAGTGAATGTTATATACTTCCAATCTGACGATCCAGCATATATTCCAAGTGTAGTGTAGTCTGGACCATTCTGAATTCCAGTCTTACTATTTTTTCTAAAGAGATAATGTTTAAAGCAATTGAAGGCATTCCAAAAATTTTGCCCTTGAACGACATTTTCAAATTTTATCCAAGCACTATAAGTAACTTTTTGATACAATCTAGAGCTAAAATCTGGCTCAAGATTGAACGTTAAAGTAGAGTTGTTCTCTAGCCTATAGCATTCTTTTTGACCTGTGACGTGGTTTTCAGGTAATTTTTCAATTACAGCTCCAACCGTCTTGGATTTTATCCATAGATTCCGCCCACCGACCTTCATCTTAGCGAAAGTCTGAGTCAGCCCATCGATACCCTGAGCAACTTCTGATTTCGTCGCAAATCCATTCATCTGACCAGTCATGCGACTAAGGGCCTCTGTGGTCGTTCTGCGATATTCTGAAGCTTGATTGACCTCACTTGTGACAGTACGTTTCAAGGCGTCCAAATCACCCGACAGAGCCGTCTGAGCGCTCGTGGCCTGTGACTTGAATGCTTCAAGTTTAGAAATCGAATCTAGACTAATCCGCTTCGCTTCCTGAGCGAGTAAACTACTTGCGCCAGCGTTTTGCAAGGCTTCTATAGCCCTACGTTTAGCATCTTGTAAAGGACCATTTTCAAAGCTGTCAAAACGCTGATTGATAGTGTCAGACAGTTCTCTTTTAACTTCTTCGGTTTTAGCTTTGGCTAGTTCGACCTGATCACTAAAATCATTTTTGATTTTTTCAACCTTCTGGTCAAAACCTTTATCTGCTTCTTCAAGTTGACTTTGGATTTGAGCTTCAATTTCATTAAATTGTTCAATCTTTTTGGTAATTGTACCTGCATACGAATACTGAGCATCATTTCCAGCCTTACTATCTGCGCTAATACGACCACGTAGCCCACCCTTAAATGTGAATGATTGGCTCAATATTGGCGATTTGAAGGTTTCACCCGTATTCGTCTTAATTGCCACCCATTGGCCAACATCTAGTAAGAGATGGCCTTGGTAGTTCAAATTAAACGGATAATAACGGATATCTTTGATGTTGTGATAAAGGTTGTCTAAGGCAGATTGAGACATTAATAGATTTTCAATTTCAAGTGAGCGACCTGTACGCAATCCAACTGTGAGTGTTTCTTTATCTTTTTTACAAGTTATACCTGCAATCTGATATTCGATTTCACTCTTGGTCAAACCATGCATGAAGTAACTATCTGCAGTAATCACAATCCCAGAGTCGGTCAATTCCTTGACTTCAAGTTTACCTTCACGGTTAAAGAAACAAGACATCCCGAGCATCTGAGAAGCTAGACTCAAAACATCTCTGAATGTCATTTTTTTATCTTTCGGAATATGCTCGATTCTGTAATTCATGGATGTAATATCCATGTATTCATTTGCTAGTGTGATGCCTGTTTTTAGACAAATCTCTTTGATGACGTGCCTGATTTCAGCTGGATAGCTTAAATCTGTGACGTGCTCACGATTTAGTTTGAACATCCCATCCATGAGATCAAGTTTAGTCGTGTTACGATTGCGGTCAATCTCAATATCATTGATAAAGTATTCACCCATCTTAACCCATTCGTAGGTTCCGTCTACCAAAAGACCGACTTCAGGATAAACCTTATCTAATTTATTGAAAGTAGTAATTATGCTCGTAAAGACGATTTTAGCACTACCTGCGCACGTTCCACCAGGTTTATAAGCATCACCCTTGATATAACCATAATCGAAACTAGCTTCTTTGATATCGCTTGACTGATACTTCCCTACTCTAATAGCGAGAGTTCGATTTTTGGAGAACATTGCTTGATTAAACTTTTGTTTTCTGAGTGCGTCCATTCTTCTACCTCTCTACTAAGTTAAATTTAGCGCCCGACCAAGGCTTGAACTTCTCAGCAAACGAGTAGCTTGGAGCTGTCCTGTCGCCAACATAGAAAGTCTTTGTTACTTGCCCAGCCATAGGATCAGGATAAGACACCTCAAAAAATTCAGATGATACGGCATTTAAAAGCTGACTCACTTCATCTTGAGTCAGCATACCCCATTCACAATCTAACTTTCGCTTAGTCGTGATACGGTCACGCACCATGTCACCATTGGCATTACGCCCTGTCTCTCCATCTATATCTTGGATACCGACTTGAAAAGATTTGGGAGACTTCACAGCCACCCCATTGATTATCAATTGTGCCATTTAACCTCCTAAATCTTGAGCAAGGTTTGACCCGCTCTTTCTTGTTCCTTATTAATTTCTTGGATGGCAACACGTCCGAACTCATGACCTGCGATTTGGATAACAATATCACCAGCTGGCAATGAATAACCTGTAGGCGCATTGTCAGTAGGCATTCTTTCAGCCAATTTCTGAGCCAAAATGGAAATCCAACCTGTATTCCGTTCAAGAGGCATTACCGCTTCTTGACCAGCTTCTCCGACCCCGATGATGCTAGGCGAATTGAATACCCCACCTCGTGCATACCAGTCCACAGAGAACGATGGAATGCTTGGAGGCATCAAGCTAAAGCTACCAGATATATTAAAATGAGGGAGCTTGATTTCTGGTAAACTCCAATCAAAATTAAAGAACCCTTTTAATGCATCGATACCACTTTTAACAATGCTTTTAGCGTTTTCCATTGCATCATTAAATAGATTCCTGAACCATTCAGGAATTTCTTTTAAGGCGCTCTGTATGTCATTCCAACGTTCGCTGAACCATGAGCCGATTGATTGAAAAGGATTTTGCGTGTTCTCTTTTGCGCTTTCAAACTTTTCTCCGAACCACGAATCAGCTTCTTGCACACCGTTTTTGATATCATTCCATCTATCACCGAACCATGAGCCAACTTTTTCAAAAGCTGAGTTCACTTTATCTCTACCAGATTGGAACTTGTCGCCAAGCCAAGTATTTGCATCTGAAAGGGCATTAGTAACATCAGTCCATTTTTCTCCAAACCATGAGCCTAAGTTGCCAAATATATTTCCAATAGCGTCCCAGCCCTCTTGGAATTTTTCTCCAAGCCATGAACCAATCTCTGCTAACGCATTCGTCACATCTGCCCATCTCTCGCCGAACCATGAACCTAGATTACTGAAGATATTAACGATAGCATCCCATGCGCCTTGGAACTTTTCTCCAAACCAAGACCCGACACCAGAAAAGATAGCTACAATTGCGTCCCAAGCTTGCTGGAACTTCTCGCCAAACCATTGACCTATCGGCTCAAAGATTTCTTGAAGCTTCGCCCATAAACCGCTGAAAAAGGTTACCAAGCTTTGCCATAATGCCTTTGCACCACCAACGACAGCAGACCAATTGTCATAAAGCAAATATGCAGCCACAGCTAACAAGCCTATAGCAATACCAATAGGATTGGCCATCAATAACATGCCTAAACGCATGAACAGGCCGGTAATCTGTAAAATCCCCGTGCGGAAGATATTGACGATAAACATACCGCCAAGGAGCGTGGTTTTAAATAAGGCCAAACCACCTATAAAACCAATCAGTGTACGGGTCAATGTAGGATTGGCAGCCGCCCAATCAGAAATACTATGAATAATGGGCGCGATAGATGACATTAAAGAATTAATCGCTGGTAGTAATGTCGAGCCAATAACAATCCCCAACTCTTTCAAGCTGTTTTTAAAGATTTCCCAATTGGCAGCTGTAGTCTCTGAGCGAGCAGCAAACTCTTTACTCATCGAACCTTCGAAACTCAACTTGCCATCTTTTCCTGTATCCTTTAAAGCTCTGATTGATTTCTCGTAAAGATCTACATTACCAGCCAAGACTGCGATGTCATCCGCGTACTCCAATCCGAATAAATCAACCAATGCACCCATTTGTTGTTCTTTGGGCAGCTTATTCAACGTCTTCAAAAAATCCTGTAAAGCTTGTTCCCCATTTTCGGAAATCGCTTTTTTCAAATCTTTTGATTCCAGGCCCATCATCTGCAAGGTTGCTTGAAATTTTTTCCCTTGTTTGTCGGCAGTCATCAACTTGGTCAGCATCCCATTAATTGCCGTACCGGCAACCTCGGGAGACTTACCCAAACTGATAAAAGTATTTGCTAAAGAGGCAGTCTGTAGCTCAGTCAATCCAAACTGTTTGGCCACACCACCGACACGTCCTAATGCATTGACAATATCTGAAGCTTTTGCGGGGCTATTATTGGATAAATGGTTAATTGCATCGCCAAGCTTACCAATCTGCTCAATAGGAATCTTATAGACATTGGCCAGCTTAGCCATACTTTCAC